ATCTGGTCTTTCATTACCAACAACACTATATTGTTGGAAGTAAGAAAGGTTATTAAAAATATCTTCTCTTACTTTTGATCTCATGAATAAATTTTTAACTTCAATATAATCGTTTGCTGAACGATTATCTTTTAGTCTACTTACGTATTCTAAATTTGGAACCTTTGAGAAGTAATTTGACATTTTTAGTAACCTATTTCTTGTGTATTTGATCCATACTCATCTTCATAAACTGGTTCTAGTTCCATAAATTGCATTTGCAATCCATAAGAAACCATTGTTCCATCTTCATCAAACGCCATATAAGAACCTTCTGGTGTATAGTCAACATTAAATGTTTGTAAAGCACACTTTTTAATTTTATTTAATCCTGGATGACTATCACTATCTTTAAAAATATAATTTATTTCAAAAACATGTGGTGCTTTTAAAAATAGATTTTTCTCACTCCTTTGAACTGCCATTCCCTGTTTAAAAAATCTAATAATTTTTTTTATTTCATCTGCTTCAGATTTATTTCTGGCACTTAATTTAAATGCAAAATTAAAAGGTCTTAATGCTGGACCTTCAAAAAGTAATTCTAAATTTGGATTGACTATAGCACCAAATAATCTTGATTGTATATTTGTAGCACCTGTTCCTTGCTCTGCAAAATATGATGCAATTATTGTTTTAACCGAATCGTTTACTTGTTGATTTTGTGTTACTCCTTGTGCTGCAGTGAATGCTGCAGAAAATGCTTCCTCAACACCACCCTGAATGCCAGACATCATTATACCAGTGCCAACTAATTGACCAGCATTCATTACATTTTCATTCCACTTTACTGAATTACTGTCTGATATTTGTGATTGTATTGGTAATTTTACTGATCCCAAACTATTACCAAATGATCTATCTGAAAATTCTATTCCCGATTGTGCTATTCCTCTATTTCCATATTCCATTATTGTGAATTTTATCCAATCATGTTCTTCTCTACCAACATCTTTAGGATAAATTAAATTTCCATAATCATTTCTTTTTCCAGATTTTCCAGTGACATTAAATGAATTTACTTGTTGTGTTGTTAATCCACTAAAAGGTGTAGAAGTACTACTTCCAGTTCCATCTCCAGTATTCGTATTATTTGAATCGCCACCAGACGTTCCTGTTGGTTGTGCTGGTGCTTGATTACCAACCCAAGTAGTATAAGGTTGAAATGAATTTGAACTTACAAAAGATTGTTTTTGGTCAGTAGGTAATTTATTGAGTATTGCTGTTGTATTTTGTGTAAATACGTTTGAATTCTGATTTAAAAATGCTCCTATGGGCGTATTATCTGTACCTACAGTTGTATTTGCGTCTAACGGTGTCCAAGAATTTGTAGTAGCACTCCAGTTTGCAACAACGTTTCCGTTTTGATCTACAATATTTGGTGCCGAGTTTGGATTTTGTGGATTTATTTGTATACCAAATCTTCCCGTTGTAGTTCCAGTTTGAACTGGAAACAGTGTTGTTTGGCTTGTAGGTGTATTTTGTATGGGCACTATTAATCTTCCGTTTTGAAGAAGAGCTTGTATTTATTTAGTAATAAATTTGGCGTATTGGATATTTTGTAAATCGCTTAATTCATTGTTTCTAACATGATGTAATTGACCAACTACTTCTATCCAGGTGTAGTTTTTTGGTTCTCTCCAGTGATAGTTATATCCTTTAAATCCCCATCTTTGAACTTCTAAACATGTTATTAATGGGTGTTGATCATATGTTATACCTGGAGTTTTTGGTATATAAACAAATGTATAATGTTTTCCTGGTATAGGTATTAAGTCAATATCTTTTAATGCATCCATAATAAAAATCATTAGATCTTCTGGATCTGTTACTCTTTTTATTTTTGACTGTAATAATTTAATCCTGTTTATTTCTCTTGCCATTATTTGATACCTAGATCGTCTTCTGTAATGATTTTAAATTCTAGCAATCTATCTTCACACCATTCTTTCGCCGCTTTCCACTTTGCCTTATTTACTTCATAAGTCTTTGCTTCATAGATAAAATTTTTTGTTACCCTTGATTTTTTTACTGGTGGTAAAGTTTGTCTTTTTGGTTTTACTTCTATTACATAAGTTTTTATTGATCCAGATCTATCTTTCATTTTTACGATAAAATCTGGGTAATACTTATGAACTCTTTTATCAATAGGAGACACATATGGTATGAAAAATTCCTCACTTGCCCATTCAAGAATACTATCATTTAAATCACACCACCTACAGAATTTTCTTTCCCAACTACTTCTACAAATTATATTATTAGGATTACCTTTATATTTCTCTGGATTTTCTGGTTTATATTTACTTTTTATACTTTCTCCCATTTATCTTGACTACATATAATATAACAGTAGTTTTATTTATAGATGGCTGCTCCAAAGACGGTTGCCCAATTAAAATCTAGTATTTTAAGACCAGCATTAACATCTCACTACTCCGTATTAATTACTGGTGTGCCTTCGACTGCTCAGACTTTTATAAGTCAAAATGCTCAAATATCAAGCACACCTGTAGAATATCTTGAATTGTCTTGCTGTGAGGCATCATTACCTGGATCATCTTTAGCAACACTGGATATTATGAATGATCATACAGGTGTTAATGAAAAACATGCTTATAGAAGATTATATGATGACAGAGCAGACTTTACATTTTATGTTGATCATGATTATGTTCCAATAAGATTTTTTGAAGCATGGATGAGATATATTACTACTGAGCAAAGATCCAAAGGAATTGCTAATAGAACATTTACTTCAAGACCAACTTGGGTAGATAATTATGCTACCGATCAAATAACCATTGAAAAATTTGAGCGCGATTATAATTCTAGTTTAACATATAAATTTATTAAGGCATTTCCTGTAAGTATAAATTCTATTCCCGTATCTTACGAATCATCTAATTTATTAAAAGTTACTGTTTCATTTGTTTATAGTAGATATTATATTGATAACTTTACTGGAGCACCAGCACAACCTAGCATACAGCAACCAGCACCAGTTTCTCAACAACCAATAACTACAAATACACCATTTACTACTCAAAGAATATTAAGTGATGAATATTATAATAATTTTGGACAAAACTCTCAGAACGCCACTAACTTCTCAGATTTTACTAACGGCACTGTAGGTGGTCCATTTGGTCAAGCAGTTGCATAATAAATAAAACGACATCTGATTTGTATAGCAGATTATGCCTTTACCAAAAATATCCACACCAACTTATGAGTTGGAACTACCATCTACTGGACAACCTATTGAGTATAGACCATTTCTTGTTCGTGAAGAAAAACTCTTAGTAATTGCATTGGAAACTGAAGATTCAAAGCAAATAACCAATGCGATAAAAAATGTAATTAAAAATTGTATTTTAACTAAGAATATAAAAGTAGAAACTTTACCTACCTTCGATATTGAATATTTGTTTTTAAATATTCGCGGTAAATCAGTTGGTGAGGAAGTTGATGTTAATATTATTTGTCCAGATGATGAAGAAACCACTGTACAAGTAAAGATTAATATTGATGATATTCAAGTTCAAAAAAATCCAGAGCATAGCAAGCAAATTAAAATTGATGATAGTCTTGCAATTGAAATGAAATATCCATCATTAGATCAATTTATCAAAAGTAATTTTGATTTTACAAATGATAATAATATGGAACAATCTTTTGATCTTGTTGCATCATGTGTTGAAAAAATTTATACAGAAGAAGAAATTTGGACTTCATCTGATGTAACTAAAAAGGAGATTGTTGATTTCCTTGAGCAAATGAATTCTGCTCAATTTAAAAAAATTGAAAAGTTTTTTGAAACAATGCCAAAACTTTCTCATGAAATTAAAGTGAAAAACCCAAATACGAAAGTTGAAAGCACTGTAGTTCTGGAGGGATTATCCAGTTTTTTCGTATAGCATTGGTCCACATGGACCTTGAAAATTATTTTAAGTTGAACTTCGCCTTGATGCAGTATCATAAATACTCATTAACGGAGATTGAAAATATGTTGCCGTGGGAAAGAGACATTTATGTTGCTTTACTACAAGCGCATTTAGAGGAAGAAAAACTTAAACAGCAGCAACAAAATGGCATCAAATAAACCAAAGTTTATCGATAAATTTTGGCCAGTATCTACAATAGTATCGAGTAGGACTGGACAATATAAAAGAATACTTGCTCAACGAATGGAGAGGAACAAGTATTTAATCGAGAATACTTATGGTGTAAAGGCGGATAGAGTTGTAGATACATTTATTAAAGCATATTTGGCGTCGGATAAAGATTATCCTGCGCCAATTGAAATTGTTCAAAACCCAAGATCAGAAAAAGATTTTGATTTATATAATCAATATATTATATTTTTGTGGGAATATTATGTAAAAGATAAAAGTAAAAAACCAAAACCAGGTAGAGAAAAACCA